TGGTTTAATATCAGAAGGTTCTGTCATCGGTCCATTTTTCCATCTTTCCCAATCCATCTGAATTGTACCTAATGCATTTGCAATTTCTGGCATAAGCTCAATATACTCTTCATTGATTTTTATATCTTCTGTTGATTCATTTACTGAAAATTCATTTAATCCTTTTAAATTTTTCATATTGGTATTTTCTTTTATTGGTTCTAATATATTTTGTAATGGCTTATAAAAACTATGTATACTTTTAGGAGTCATTTTCTTAAAAGTCTTTTCATCATCTATCTTTAGTGCATTACGAACTTTAGATGCTGAAATGTTATCATCAGTTCTAAAAATTTCATATCCTTTAAAATCAGGATCTACTCCTAGTTGATCTCGGTATGATTGTTTGTCAATCATTGCACCGTATGATTTTTTTCTATCTGTTCCATATCCCCACATCACAGGTTCATAGGCAGGCCTTGCAGCTGCAAACATTGTATCGATTGAACCATTAGGAACTACAATAGCAGTTTCTAAAAATGGATATTGTTTTGCCATCTTAGCAAACATTGCTTGTTGCATTTCTTCATCAAATGGCCTTTTCTCAGGATCATTGTTTTTTCCTCTAACTAAAAATACAACTACAGGTAAACCATTTTCTTTATACATTTTTTCAAATACTTTAACATGACCTAATGTAAAGGGTTGGAATCTCCCAACAAACATATTAACCTTTTTCTTACCTTGTTCTTTATGAGGAACTTTTAAAGCTTCATTAATTGGAGCAGTTGCAGTTCTTACTCTATGACCATAAGGTGATAATGAATATCTCTTAATGCCCGTTTCATCTTCACTAATATTAAACAATCCTAAATTTCTTTTAAGCCATCTCTTATGAGCCTTTATTTCAGATAAGATATTGTTAACCTCATCTTCGGTTAAATGACCATCAGCAACAGCATCTAAAATAGCAGAACGAACTCTTGCTGCAGTAGATACATTCTTAGCTGGATGCTTTTCAGTATATCTCCTCTTAACAGTAACTCTTTTTTCTGTTATAAAATCTTGTATGTTTTTTAGATTATCCATGTACACTTTTTTTATTTATTCATCTTATGAGACTAATACTAAGAACCACCTATCCACTTATTTTTACCTGGGCATTTTTTAACAAAGGCTGCGTTTTTATTAGTAGGTCTACCTGTATCAGTAAAATCAGGCGTTGATTGATATGACATACATGCAAGTGATTCTATACCGTTTGTTTCTTCTCTAACTATCTTTTCCTTTCTTCTATATCTTATCTCACCAGCTTTATTTGTTTCTGGTGTACCATCAGGGTTACGAACAGGAATAGGGTTGCCGTTAGCATCTTTTACAATATTAGGGTCTTTTTTCGCATCTTCTTCTGACATTATAGATTTACTGCCTTTCTCTACAGGCTCCATATCTCTTGATATATTTGTAAAATTTTGTGACATCTGTTGATTATTATTAATTTCAGCCATTAAATATCCATTTATATCTCGTGCATGAAATCTTTTAATCAATAATTCTTTTGCCTGTTCATCTGTTAATTCAATAGGAGGTTTCATTTTAGCATATTTTTCCTTTACTCCTTGGACTCTTACAGGATTTGCTCTCTTCTCATATTTTTTCATTTGGGCATCATATTTCTTAGAACCTTTAACTAAGCCTCTTTCCTCTAGGACATCAGATACTCCATACTTTTCAGCCAATTTTAAACCATCTTCCATTGACTTTTCTAAAGTTGGAAATTTGCCATCTTTATCAGGTGCTTCTGGTGAATTCCAAATTTTATTATATCCGTCCTCTGTTAATTCGGTTAGATCTTTTTTAACTTCTTCACCTTTAATAACCTTACCGTCTTTATCTGTATAGTCTGCATAAGTAGTACCTTCTATTTTTGCACCTGAAGAACTTGCACCACCTTTACCTTCTTTAATTGAAGTGGCACCACCCGAAACAGACATTAGTTGTACATATTCATTTATTTGCTCTGGTGTAGCATCAGCAGGTAATTCAGCAGAATCAAATGTTATTAAATCAGCTACTTTAAAATTAGCAGATGATGGGGATACAACAGATCGACCGTTAGCTAAACCTTCTGCCATTAAAAGAGTCTCTTGTAAAAATGGACCTCCATAAGTACCTTGTGGATCGTTTTTTAATTCTATAAGTAAATTATCACCAGCCTTTATAAATTCTTCTTTTGATATTTTTCCGCTAGAAAAATCTTCACCAGCTTTTTTATAATCATTTAATGATTTTTGTAACTGAGGGCTCTTTTCATAACCAGGTGGATTAGAAAGAAGATCATCTATTCTATCAGTCATATTTTTTGCAATTATACCTACCGCTTCCTTTTTACCTTCCTTTGTAAATAAATCAACTTCGGTACCATCCCCTCTAATAATAGGAGCAATTGTTAATTCACCAGATCTAATACTTTTTAGTTTATTATTATTCTGTACTCTAAATTCTGCATTGATCTCCATTAGATTATTTAATTCTTCATCTGTTCTTGTTGGGTCTGCTTTTCTAAATTTTTCTCTTAAATCAGTTTTTTGTTTATCAGTAAGAGGTGGAGTTTCTCTTATCACCAAACCATTTTTACCGCCTAATTGAACACCTGGTGCTTCATAATCATCATCACCAGGTTTACCTTTACCTTCAATCTCTACAGTTTCTATTTTAGTTGGTTTTGCAGGTTTTCCGTTTTCGTCAACATGAATAGCATTAGGTGCCACACTTGCTCCTGACATTCTTTTAGCAGAAGCATTTAAAGGAAATTCAATTCCTAGTCTTTCGGCTTCATCAAGAAGATTTTCCTGAAACTTACTTTTATCTCCACCTATAGTACCTTTATCTGGTAAACCTGTTCGTTTATTAATACCGCTTTTGTCTGCGTCCGTTGGCTGCCCTAAATAAATTTTGTTTGTTTTTGTACCGGTAGCATTTCTATTAATACCAGCATCCTTTATTAAATTCTCTATTGCTTTCTTTTTATCTGCATCAGTTTCAGCGGTTTCATAATCATGTAATGCTTTAGCCACCTTCTCCGCTTCTTTTCTTTGTTTAGGATCTTTTATTTTTTTTATTTTTTCCGCTAACTTAAATGTGCTAGGTGATTTCTTTTTATCAATTTTAGAAATATCAAAATCTTCAGTTTTCTCAGTAGGTTCTTTATCAACATCACCTGCTTTCATTTTCTTACCACCAACAATAACTTCAGTAGTATCTCTCATGCCTGGGTGGTCTTTTTTATAATTAGCTAAACCATCGGCATCTTTAAATTCTAATTCATTAATCATTACTTTGCCTAAATGAATAAAATTATTATAGTCTAAAACTTTATCTTCAATTAATAGTTCTTCAGCATTAGGTAAAAGAGATTCATTAGTAGATTTAATTTTTAAGTAATCATCAAAAGTTTTAAATTTACCATCATCTTTTGTTTGAATTACATCAATCACTTTATCTACCATTTTATTAAAATCTTCAATAACTGATGGTGTCATAATATTACCAGTGTTCTTTCTTTTCTTTTTTAAAGAACCTAACATTATATTTAAATCAAATTCATCACCTTTTGCAAACTCTGCCTTTTCAATATCAATCTTTGTAATATCCTTACCTCTCTTAGTAACATAGTCATTAAAAATATTAGATACCAACTCTATGTATCTCATATCTTCAGTATCACCTAGAATCTCATGCTTCTTAATTCCCCTTTCTTCCATAAATGCTAAAAGATCTAATAAAATAATTTCATTAATATCAGCTGGCATTTTTCTTAAATCAATAGGCTCCTTTTCTTTCATAAGATTAATTGTATAAGGATCTATTAACTTAGCTGCAATTATTTGTTTAGTACCTGCCTTATAAAACTTAAAGATAATTGATTCAATCGGTTTCTTTAAATCATTCTGTAAAGTTGTGGATTGAATAGAAGGATTTAAAATCTTTAGCAAATATTCAGCAAATGAATTAGTATTAAAAATAGCAGATTGATCTTCTTTAGGAGTATCTAAAAATTTAGTTATCTTTTTTTTTTGATCATCTGTTAGATAACCTTTAAATATTGGAAGCAACGCAGTTACACCTAATGCATTAGCCCAGTCATTTAATACTCTAGGATCCTCGATAACCTTTAAGACTTTACCTGAAGGTGATGTAACTGAAATGTGACTAAGTACCAAATTATTTTTAGGTAACCTATCATAAGTAATAATCCCAGGGCTATTATGTGGAAAGTACTGAAAGCAAAACATCCAGTTGTCTGGAATGGAAGATAAATTTTTGGTGACTATTGATTTTATATAATGTATAGGCTTTTCATAATAAACCATCATAGTTCTATCAATAAGATTAATAGGCCTATGGTTTTTACCTTTATAAAAATTGATTCCTTCACCGCTCTTCTTAAAAGAAAAGGAAGAACCTGATAACTTTTCAGTTACCACTAAATAGTCTTTAAAAAGATCTTCAATTAATTGCTTGCCGGTATCTTTATAAATTTGAGTTAACTCTTTCATTTGCTTATTTTATATTGTCAATTTATATATTCTTTAAATAAATAGCTATATAGAAAAAGGATGGTACTATACCTATCCTTTATCATACTCTACTACTTTCAGAGTATATACAAATACTACAAATATTAACTCTTAATACAGGTGATCTATATAGGTGTATCTACTATTTTATCTACCATACTTCATAATACCTAACAATTGATTAATTGCAGCAAAGGTACCGGTAAGTTTGTAAATTTTTCCTTTATATTTAAATACTATTCCTTCAGTTGGAAATATTGATTCTATTCCTCCAATTCTGTCAAGCCTTGCCAATTCAGCTTCAACCTTTCTTACTTGGTCAGCACCACCAGTCTTTTTAATTTTACTCCCTGCTGTTTGGATTTGAGATCTTAGTCTTTGTGCTTCATCTGTTGGGTTAGCCGCTAAAAAGTCAGATGCGTTTTTAAGAATCACAGATCCTAGTTCTAAAAACAGATCCTCAAAAGGTCTAATGTTTTCTTTATACTTTTTAGCAACATCTTCTTTATCAAACTTTTTAACCAGTGCAGCTTCCTTGGGTCCAATTTGTTTAGCAAGAGATCTCATATTTAAACTCTTTTTATCGCCGTATGCCCATCTCTTAAGTAAACCTTCTTTTACATCCTGTGATAATGATGGGAACTGTTTGTCTATCATTTCCCTCCACCACATTTCATGATATTTAGCAACTTCATCGCTATCAGTTAAACCGTATCTCTTTTCTAAAGCATTAACTTGATTAATAAATCTTTTCTTATTTGTGGTAAAATCTAAATCTTTTTGTAATTTAATAACTCTAGGTGGAATTATTTTAAATGTTTTACCAATATCAGATTCAACCTTTTTAAGTATGTCTGCAATTTCTTTTGCAGGTTTATTATTAGTACCTGTAATATTACCATTACCATCCGTTTCCTTTATACCATGAAATTGAATAACATCTGTATCATAATGAATAACATTAGGGTTTTGTGAATAGATTAACTCCATGTTCATAAAGTCTTTTCCATTCTTAAAATATTTTTCTTGGTCAGCTGGTGAAAGGTTCATTAATAACCTAGCCAAATCCTGTGCAGCAAATTGAAAAGTATCTTGTACTAATTTACTAGCATGCCCTTCAAATTTATTCTTAAATTCAGAAAGAGTCATTGGATTCTTTAACTCTGTTTTGTTTCTTGCAAATTTAACTTCACCATCTTGGATAGTAGCAAATGCATTTTGACCATCGGTCTTTTCAGTAGCATCTTCTTCAAAGTTTAATTCACCTCTAAGACCAGCATCTATCATCGCCTTAAAATCACCAAAGGTTAAATCTTTATCGTCAAATGGATGAGCCATGTGACCAGCAGCACCACCTTCAAACAGAAATGGCTGACTTTTGTCAGTCAGCCATTCTTCAAACAGTTTTATATGTTTCATTAAATTTGTTTATTTGTTACGATCCCATCGTAGATTGTAAAGCTCCGACCATTGCGCCGTAATCTTCACCGTACTTCTTAAGTAATCCATCAGCAGTTTCAGTTGCTTTAGTTTCATCAAACTCATCTCCGAATGCATCTTTCAGAATAGCCATTGCATATTCTTTAAATTCATCTGCAGATTTAATTTCCTTTTCAGTAATCTTAGCTTCTCCAACTAATGCAGCACCTTTTGCTTCAGGTTGAACTTTTACTTTACCCATATTCATTATGTCTCCAGCAATACCTGCGGCAGATTCGGAACCGTCTCCCATTTTTGCAGGGACTTCAGTAGCATCCTTAAGATCATCAGCTTCACCTTTTACTTCGGTTGTAATATTTTGATCTTTAGTAACTAATTCTTCACCCTTTGACTCAGGTTGTACTTTTACTTTACCCATATCCATTATATCACCAGCAATACCGGCAGCAGTTTCAGAACCGTCGCCTTTTTCTGCAGGAATAGCAAGTCCATCATCACCTGCTTCTTCATCGGCAATTTCATCACCTGTAACTTTAGTAATTACTTCACCTACAGCTTCTTCTACAGCTTCTTCTTCTTCAGCTTCTATTTCTTCTTCATCAACTTCTTCATCCTCAGTGTCTTCATAAGATTCAGTTACAAAGTTTGCAAATGACATAATTCTTGATTCATTCTTATCGTCTTCTTCTTCCTCTTTATCGTATTCAACATCTTTCTTTAATGCATCAATTTCAGCATCATCAGATTTAACAGCTCCTTTATAGTGGTCTTCCTTTTCTTTATCATCTTCGTGGTCCACTTTAACATCACCCTTATCTTCTAATTCATCACCTTTCTTTTCGTCTTCTTCGCCTTCACCTTCATCATCGTCTTCAGCAAGAGGCTTAGCAGATGCAGCTACAGGAACAGCATAATCCTCAGGCTCTTCATCATCATCATGATATTTAACATTCTTGTTAACTGTAACTTCTTTTTCTTTAATGAAATCTTCAAAAGCCATAATTCTTTTAGTAGCGGCTGGAGTTTCTTCTTCTTCAGCAGCAACCTCAACACCATCTTTATCTTCTACTTCATCAGCTTCAGCAGGAACTTCTTTAGTGATCTCTTGATCTTTTGTTACCAAATCATCTGATTCTTCAGTTTCTTCAACTTCTTCAGCAGATTCTTCTTCAGCAACTTCACCTTCTGTACCAACTTTATCTTCCTCTTTATCTTCTTCGGATTCTAATGATCTAGGTTCACCTTTCTTTTTAACTTCATCAGCTATGTCTTCAGCTCTATCTTCTTCAATTTCTTCTTCGGAAATATCTTGCTTTGGACTAGCATCTTTAATTAATCCTTCTAATTTAGTTAGAAGATTCTTTTCTTTCTTTAATTCTTCAACACTTTCGTAACCCATCTTTTTAACAAGATCCATTACAGCGTCGTGAGTAGCTTCAGCAGATTCATTGATTGAATCTTCGGCTTTAGCCATCATTGAAAACTTTTTGATTGGTTTCATTATAATTATCTTTTTTTGATTCTTTTTTTATATATCCATCTCTCATGAGAAAGATATTATATCAGTACCTAACATTTTGTACTTCAAAAGGAAACTTTTCTTCCTTATAAATTTTTCTTCTTTCCATCCCATGTCTATATATGTAATTTACCCAGTCATGATCATCTACTTTATATCTAAAATCATCAATAAAGTCATATATTTTTACTACATCTTTACTTGCATGCTTTCTTAAACCTCTACCGATAGACTGTCTAATAATGACTTCCGATTTAAATGATTCTGTAAAAAATATGTTATGTATATTTTTAATTGATATTCCAGTTGAAAATGTACCGTATGATGCTACAATAATAACATCATCATTCTTTTCCATTCTCTTTTTAAATTCTTCTCTAAAGTCAGACTTAACAGAACCATCAACATAATAAACTTTCTTATCTGTTATTGTCCTAAGTTTTTTATATAGTTTTTCACCGTATGCTATTTTATGAAATAATACTAGTGAATTAGATGTTGACTTTTTAATTACTTGGCAAACAAAATCTAACCGTTTTTCGCTTTCATTAATAAAATTTTGCTCTAAGCTAAATAATTTTTGTCTATCATACGGATTTTTAGATAGAGAAGAAAACGCTTCCTTTTGTGCATCGGTTGCATATTCCATGTGGATCTGTAATACTTTACATTTTGCAATATGACCTTCTTCTTGTAAGTGAGCAGCTTTTACTTGGGTTACTAACGGTCCCATTGCCGACATTAGACTTAACCTATTTACAGTTCCTCTTTTAGGAATAGTACCACTTAAACCAAATCTATAATCACAGTGCCAACATTTATCCATTATCTTTTGGATTGAATTTGCTTTTGCTTTATGAGTTTCATCTACAAAGACTGCATCAAATTGGCTAAAGTATTCTTCGTCCTTTTTAGTTAAAGATTGATAAGTACCTATAACTACATTTGAACTCTTTCGTAATTTAACACCAGCATAAATCTGTTGAATCTTAATAGGAACTCTGCCTTTATTATATTCTTCAAAATCTCCACTTGCCTGTACTACCAAACTTACATTAGGTACAATCATTAGGATTTTCTTTTTACCTAACTGTTCCATCATATAAGCAACTACCATAAAGGAGATTAAAGTTTTACCGGCAGAAGTTGCCAATTCAGCCAAACACCTTCTATACTTTAAAATCTTTATTGCTGCATCAATTTGATAATCTCTTGGTTTAATTTCAGACTTTGCAAAAAATTCATCTACCCATGCTTTAAAAATTTCTTCGTCTATAGAAGTATCAAAAATATCGGTTATGCCATTTAATGTAAATTGGTAATCATATTGTTTACATATATCAATTACTTCCTTCCATAAACCTGCCGGAATTTTGTTTCTTTTAATAAATGAAATGTTACCATCCCAAACCTTTTTCTTTACCAATGGGTGAAACCGCCACCCTTCTATTTTCTTAGTAAGACTAGATTTTAATTGTTCATATTCCAATTCGGTACATGAATCAATTACTAAAAACTTTTTATTTTCCGACAGAGATAGTTCCATTAAAATTCCTTATCATCTAAGTTTATTCTGTTTCTTATTGCAAATGCCATGTTATCTAAAGTCTTAATACATTCATAATAATAATCTATATGTGACTGTAGCATGTCTATTTGTGTTTTTAAAGAAGACAGATCTGCTTTTATAAATTGATGTTTTTCGCCGTTAGTTAATTTAACATCATAGTTAATTGAATACTCTCGGTATTGATTTTTATAGTACCTATCCCAAGTAGCATTTCTTTTATATATTGTTGTTTTAAAATCAGTTACTTTATCTAATAAGATTTGTCTATATGACAACATTCTTACTTGACATTCTGATAGTTCATTCATATTTTTTAGCTTGGATACAAGATCTTTAATCTTAAGTTTCCAATCATCCCTATCTTTACCTAATCTAATTTCTAGTTGGTCGTTAGCTTCCTTTATTTGTGTATCATCAAATGCCATTAAAATATCCCTTTATTATTATTATTTTTTTTGTAACTTTTAATCTTTGGTTGAAACTTTCTTTTAGGTTCTGGTAAAGAAAATGTTTTATCAATTTTACTAAGCTCTATTTTATCAAATTTAGTAAAGAGTTTTATTTTCTTTTTTGAATTTTCAAAATCATTATAGAAATCATCAAACTGTTCGGTCACAAATTCATTATATTTTTTTATCATAAGAAAATTAAATCTAAATGATTATCTGTAAAATATTTATCCAACTCATTTAAGCACCCAGTTCTATTCTTAAATTCATACTTAACCAAATCGTTTAAATCTTTTACCTTTTTCTTAGGTATACTAAAGTCCTTTAAATATTTATCCCACATAAAAACCGTTTGCCCTTTCTTTAGCTTTTGTATCATTTTAGCTTTACCTTCATAGTCATTATCAAACATATATCTTGCTGTGGGAATTTCATCAAAATCTAAAATCTGTTTTTTAACACCAGTCAAGCCTATTGTATTTGACATAAAGAAAGAATCTATAGGTCCTTCAAATATTGTAAACTCTCTACCTAAATTAACCGTTAAGATACCGAATATCATGGATATTTTATTTAAAGAATCTAATTCTTCTTCAGAAACATTTAGTTGCTTTTTTAATCTATCATATATTCTTTCTATATTCCAAGTCTTATACTTAGGCCCAGTGGTATTTTCTAATGCCCTAACCTGAAATCCTATTATTTTATTTTCTTTATTTAAATTAAAAACATACAACTCTTTACGCCTTGGGTCATAACCAAATTTTTCAGTCTTATGGTGAAGTAATCTACTCTTAAGATATGGGTAAGCTCTATATGTTAATGAATTAATAGGATATACATTAAACCCTACTGCAATTTCATCAAAAGATAATGCTAATTTGTTAGCTTTATCAAATAAATGAAATTCTAAAGTTTCGCCTAAAGAAAAGTTTTTACTATTATCTTTAATGTAATTAAGAACATTAATTCTATCATCACCTTCAAAATTTAAATTATGATCCTTTAAGAATACATCTAAACTTTCATGAGCTGAACAATTATAACAATGAAAATGTAAATTGTTCCAATATAAATTACCTCTCTTTTTTCTAGGTGTATCATGTGAATCACCACAATAAGGACAGGCAAAATTTAATCTTTCTTTACTTTCTAATATTCTTCTTTTCTCAGGATGAGAATGGTTTTGATGAAGAACTCGGACCACCTTATCGATGATCCGAGCTTTCATTTCAGAAGATATTATTACTTCTGTTCCCATATGATTAAAGATCTAAACCGTTAATGAAATCATCAAAATCATCTCCCTTAGAAGAATCTTCGGTTTTAGATGTAGTTGCCGTTGCAGAAGGTGCAGCGGTTTCTGTTACAGTTGCAGCAGCAGCTTTAGTTGCAGCCGGTGCTGGTGCAGATTTTGCAGTAACAGTATCAATAGAAGATCCTGGGTTACTAAATTGAGATAGTACGCCCATTACTTTATTTCTCTGTTCATCAGTCCATGGTCTGTAGTCAAAGTTGCCTAAATCCGGTGCATCTTTAATGTAATCAAGAATTGCAGTTCTTCCTGCGTCATCAGCTGTTACATCATCACCGTTAATTGACATTGGAGATCTACTCCCTTGGAATTTACATGAATCGTAGTTTGGATAACCACCTTTCTTTGAAATTACTAATTCAAAATTCTTTCCTTCAAAAGGATCAAATACTTGAGTAGGTTCATCAAACTGTGGATTTAACTCTTCATCAATTTTAGTTTTAATCTTGTATCCAAATTTCATTACTTTAATTTGTCCTTCAAGATCTCTGTTTTGCGGATCTTTTACGATTTGTACTAATGCATAAAATACTTCTCTACGCTTAAGTCCCTCTGACATCTTTTTATCTACAGCAGATTCAGAGTTTCTAAGTTTAAAGAACATGTCCTGTACAGCACATTTGTCTCCAACCGTTGAAGGTGAGTCTGCGTAAAAGCCATTGCCATCTCTGTCTTCTAGCCAGTAGACATATTTACGAACGAAAGGTTTACGTGGATTTTTTGCATTAGGTAAAAACCTAATTAGTGAACGGTAAGTACCGTCTGAACCTTGATCAGGTTTCGGTGTGTAAAGATCGCTTGTTGTTTGCGGTCTGTCTCCAGTGTCTAGGTCCTTGACGCTAACACTGAAAATGTCGAATTCATTTGCCATTTTAATTGCCTTTTTATTTTACTTTGTTATTAATTGTGGATATAACGCAGCTCTGCCTATTTTTAATTTGCCCGGGTATTGCCAATATACTTTGCCTTGTTATATGCCTGTTTATAAGTCCCTGAATATATCAGTTCCTTTGTTTATTATATATTCATATCTCTACTTAGTTTCAGACTAAATAGAACTTTTTTATTGTAAAATAGCGGTTACATCATTTTCTCTGATACTGAATATAGTTTCATCATTATATTTAAATTCAGTTCCAGCTAAATCATGAAATAGGACTCTTGCCCCAACTTTGTAATCCTCATCCTCTATGTCATTACCTACAGATATGATTGTTCCAGAATAAGGCGGAGCATACTGACCTTCGGTTTTAGGTACATATATACTACCTATTTTCTCTGGTAGTTCATCTTTTTTAATAAATATTCTATTTTTTATTGCTTTTATCATAATATTCTGAAACTAAGTTCTAATTGCTATATATAAAATTTAACAGATTGAAGAAAGAAAAGTATGTAATTACTAGACATAAAAGTATTTAGTGGTTTTCTATGTATTAAGTATTCAATGACCACCCTTTTTCTTTATTAGCATTTAATATAAAATACGCATCTACTAAGTCATCTATAGGTTTAGGGATCTTTTCTGTAAAGTCTTTACCTTGAGTCCATTTCCATAATTTAGTTTTCCTTAAATCTTTATCATTAAAAACGTCATCTTGGAAAGCCTTTACCATATAATGTTTGTTTGCATTACCTTTTCCAGCTAATTTCTTTACGTGAGATGGTTGGTATATTGAAATATTTTCTACACCCCAAGCATTAACTATTTCATTTCTTAAAAATGTATTATACTGAACTATGTCAATAAATGAGTTACCTTTTGAACCATACGAAAAACCTTCTAATGCAATCTTATGGTTTTCGGTTCCATATAATGTTATTAAAATATTTGAAATTAAGTCGGCTATATTTTGACCATCCGTGAGTTTTTCCCGTTCCCTAAGTAAAAAGTCTTTATCTTTTACTTGTCTATAATACGGAAATCCTAATATTGTTTTATCATCTACTAACTCTTTGTGTATGGAGAACGCTTTAGGTATTTTTTTACCAGCATCATCCCATATTCTATTTCCGTAATTGAAAAATGTAATAAATGTGTATTTGCCTTTATGGTCCTGTGTGCAAGTACCTGGGCTGTTTAAAGAGAAGTCTATACCTGTGTAAATCAATTATATTAAATTATAGCCTCTTACCTAATACCGCACCTAATGCAGCACCAATTAATCGACTGGTTAATAAATCATATAAAGCACCCTTTTGGATACCTAGTACTTTTGCAATTGCTTTTCCTACAGATTTTCCTAATGCAAAACCGGTGAGTCCACCTAAGACAGATCCTAATATACCTTCATTAATAATCTCTTCCATAATAATCTCTAAGTCTTTACCATTATTATGTTCTTCCATGATTCTATCAACTGCATTATCAATTGCAGCTTCTTGTTCTTCTGTTAAATCATAAGATTCATTTAATAGATTTTGTATGTCTACCGATTCATTATGGTTTTCAGTAAGATAGTCTTTAAATGTTTTCATTGCTTTTCTATTTGTTTATATATTAGACAAGATTAACCTTAGTTTCTAAAATGTTATAAGTAAAGTTAATATCAAAGGTTTGGAATTCTATTGTGTTACTTGAGAAATTTAAATCTAATGCGCTTACACCTGTCATTATCATATCTTTCATTTGGCAAGTTACAAAAATATTACCATCCCCGTCTATCATTTGTAAGCCTATACCTTCAGGCACAAATGGATTTTTTCCACTTTGCTTATAATAGTATTCAAATACTTCAATAGCCATCCAGTAATTTACCCAACCATCAAATGCTTGCATAGTTACAGTTAACTCTTTGTCAAAAAGTTCTTGCTTAGGTAAGCTGGTTCTAAATCTTCTGGTGTTACCTGGAAAATCATTTTGTGTTACTGGGTCAAAGCTAGGTCCTGGTAAATTCATTGACTGTATACCATAATTAAAATAGTCAATAGGTTCTTTTATCATTGCACCTGGCATTCTATTTAAGTATGGTTTATATTTATCTGAAATTTCCTTAGGTATAAAATTTCTAGGAAATTCAAATTTAAACTGATTATTTCTTGCGCTTAATATCATATCCTATTTATTATGAAATTCGCCTAAAGCTGGTTGGGAAGCTTATTGCATTTTTTGTTGTATTAAAACTTTGATTAGCTCTAGCCGATTGTCTAAAGAATCTTCTATACCTAGCCTTTGATTTAGCTTGGTTAGCCCTAACCGCTAAACTCATTACTTGCAGTTTCTTTTTTCTAGCAAGATCCGCTCTTAATTGAGCATTTCTAGATTCTTCTATTGCCAATTCAGCCTCGGTACTTCCTAACTGATTTGATAGAACCTCAACCTGATCTGCTAATGCAATATTAGAATTTTCTAAAGCTATAATAGTTGAATTTAATTCTTCTATAGTAGATAATAACTCTGCTTGGTTTGCTTCATAATTTAATATCTGTAATTGCAATCTCGCAAGCTCATCTGAATATAAGGCAGCTTGTGCTTCCATTTTGGATGTCATACTTTCTTGTGCTGCATCGGTTAAGCCTAAGAATGTACCTGTATACAATACACTTTCGTCGCTAACACCATTTACATCTTCCATTCTAGTAGAGATATAAAAGTTATTATTATCTAAAGATAAAATCTTTTTTGAGCTTTCTTTGTCTATTCTAAATAATACTTGCCCTTGTGATAAATCGACGTTTTGTACCTGTGTCCAATTAGGAATTCTAATTTCATCATTTTCCCCAACAAAAACTAAAGTAAGGGTACCTACATTACTAAGATCTATTGGTGACTCAGCGGTATTAACGAAAGCCGCAGCTTCATTAGGGTTTTCTTGTTTTTGATTAGCCGGATCAACAGGAACAGACCCTACGGTATCATCATATAAAGTAAAGATAATATAATCATCAAAAGGTGATATTCGTATTGTACCATCACCGTTAGGTAAAGTTCTAGCATTAGGATCTAATACTACAAATCTCTGAAAAAATTCTTGGTAAGGTTTAGTGGTAGATACATTTGTTGAAACTCCAATAGGTGCAGTTGATACCAATGGTATTGACTTTGCCGGTTTTGTAAATGCGCTAACTCTTTCTACCTTTTTATTCTGTTCCGCCATTGCTTTCTGTTATTGTTTGTATTTTAGCTGGAGATATTGCAGCCTTTACATTTAACTTATCTCTAAATGAAGTTACGTATTTAGTTTTTACTACCATTTTTTCAACCACCTTTTCGGTTGTTTGCCCAGGTAACCCAGCGCCACCTCCATTATTAACTATAATGTTATTACCATCATCTGCCGCTATCTGATTATATACATTAGCCACAGTAGGAACAACACCTAAATTTATTTTCATTAAACGCCTACCATATTTCTTAACATCAAATGAGGTTAATTTAGCTTGCTTAATTATTTGCGTATTATTTGCTCTATTATAAATTCTTAGAACATAATTAATAGTAAAGGATGCAGCAACAGCACTATTTAAAATAATTGGCCTAAATAATATTGGTTCATTAAATTGTGTAGTCTGAGTAAATACTTGTGTACTAGTTTTTGTAAAAATTGTATCTATCTGTTCGCTTACATTAATTTCATGAAATAACTTGGCCAGATAATTCAAAATAATCTCCCCCATCTGATTCAATTACACTTGCATACAGATTATCATAAATATCTCTACTTGGTAATGTAACTGAATTAATTTCTTCAACGTTATAATAACTATAGCTATTTTCAATTATAGTTTCATAAATACCTGTTGCTTTAAATGTAATAGTAGGGGTATTTAAAAATCCTTGACCTTCTGTTAATTTATTTCCTAAAGAATTTGTATCTGTAGTAAGGTTAGGCGTATTATTCATAAAGAATAAAGATGGAACC